CCTCTAGAGCACGGGCCCCACAGTACTCAAATGGGGCCCTTGTCTGCTCTGACCCTATGTATTGGCACTCACTCATATCAAGCCATGCCCTTCATAACAGTGACCTTGGCCATGTTCTGCCAGTTGCTAGGGAAGCTCTTCTTCAAGTCTGCACACTTCAAAACAGTACGCAGGCTCAGCTCTCGCATGTGGCTACGGTTCTCAAGGATGAAGTTAACGATCTCGTCCTTGGCTGTGTCCTCAAGCTCGTAGGAGTCCAACATGCCGTCTTTGACGATCTGCTTGATACGCAGAACCTTCTCACGGTCTGTGTCCATGCGCAGATCGATAAAGTGACAGCGTGACTCTAAGGCCGCCAAGTGCTCCTGCAGTTTCTTAGAGCGAACATTCTCAAACTTCAAGTTGGTGATAAAGATAGCACCGCCCTTGAAATCAAACTTGTCTGGCACTCCTTCGGAACGCAGGACCCTAGAGTCTGTGTTCCAAGAGATAGTACGCTTCTTGCTTGTATCCAAAGCGGCCTTCAAGATGTTGAGTGCAACATCGTCCAAAAGGATTGAGTCACAGTCATCGAACACAATGATGTTCTTGGGATCACTGTATTTGTAGAGCTTGCTATACAAGCCAATGGCTGACATAGCACCCTTGACGATCTCATACTTGGGCTTGCGTTGTCCCATCATGTCAAACAAGTCATCACGAGCCAGTACTTCTTCAACACCAAAGCTCTTGCCCACACCTGGAGGGCCTGTGACAATCATTGCACGAACGTCACCAGTCTTAACTGCAGAAGTCATGTCCTTGAGGATCTCAAAGCGCAGTCTAGTACGCTCAATGATCTGCTCATCAGTTTCGTCTGCGACAGCAGAGTCTGGCACTTTGACCTGGGTAAAGTCTGTGACTGTGGCATCGTTCTTGCCAGCTCGCACGGGCTTGCTCAGAGCCTGCAACATGGTGACCCCTGCTGGAGCTGCCATGGTAGCGATGTCGCTTTGATTGCACCAGACCTTACAAGTCTCGCCGCCACCTTTGATGTTGTAGCCTGAACGGGCCTTGATGTAGCCTTCCCAACCGTTGTTGGCTTCTGACACAAAGTCCCCAACCATATCCAGCTCAATACCTGGATAGATCTGATTGCTTTTGGCACCGTACTGGCCTTGGCTTAGTGTAATACGCATGGATTTCGCTCCTGTGTGTGTGTTGTTAACATAGTCTCTATTATGCACTCAAATCCGGAAGTTGTCAACCCCTATTTGAATAACACTTCCGCTATCTGGGTTTCTGTCATTTCTGCAGTCAAGCCCTCAATGTCGTTGGCAGCAAGAGCTTCTGCTAGAGGCGTCAACCCATTCACAACCAAGCCCTTGGCTGAATAGATACAGCCCGCGTACCACTCACCATCACGCATGATATAGTAGTACTCGCCCCCGCAGTTGTGGACCTGCTCGAGGAACTCTTCGAATGAGTGCGCAACCTGCCAGCTGACATCCGTTTCGCCACGGTCGCTGTAGAAGTTCATGCCCTCGATGGTCTTTTGGACTCCGCTGTTGTCTCCAAGTGCTACCAGCTGGTTGGCCAGTGCTGAGTCGTAGTTGGCCTGCAGAAGCTTGCCTGTGTACTCTAGATAGCCATCATAGTGACAGTATACGCTCTTGCAGACTGTGCCATGCATGACTCCTACTCTTGATCGTGTACCCATAAGTTTCGCTCCTTATTTGTTTGTGTAAGTGTGTATTATAGCACCATTCTGCAGCTCTGTCAACCCCTACATGCTCCAATAGGTTTCGCTGGAGGGTGAGCAGTGCCAGGGCGTGTCGTAGCGTTCCTGGTACTCTGCCCCGCCCATCATGTTCTTGCGCAGCACGTAGGTCTCGTGGATCTCAAAACGGTAGCCATCCAAGCTCTTGTAAGTTGGATAGAGCGCACGGATCTCACGGACCATAGCTTCCTTGTCGGGACGATCGTAGTCGTATTTGGCTACAAATCGCTCACCGCTCTTTTTACGAGCGTCCTTTTTGTAGATCTCTAAGGTATACATCATATCAATCTCCTCTACAGTCTGTGTTAAGGGTGGGTCGCAACTGTCTGCGCAACTCTACTTCTCTCTTGTGCGCAACTGCCTTGCCGCGCAGTGTTTCGTGAACTAGTACTTCGATGTCCTCTTTGCTGTTTAGAGTGCGCAGGGCTTGACACAGGGCCCAGTCCTTGTTCTCTTTCTTGGCACGATAGAAGTGCTTGGCCGCACGAGCCAACACGCTCTTGTTGATAGTTGTCTCTGTTTTGGCAGTGACTCCTATGTAGCTAGCACCGTTGACACGCAACTCATATATGATATGAGTGCGGTCTACTCGCTTTTTACGGGTGGGCTTTTCTAAGTTCATGTGTGTATTATAGCACCAAAATTCCAAAGTGTCAACCAAAAGATAAAGGCCCTTAGGCCTGCAGGGTTACTGAGTCCACCTCATAGACAAAACAGTTGTCCTCTGCAGCATCCTGCTCCTCTAGTTCCGCAATGTGTGCGTCCGCTAACTTCTGTGTGCTAAAGGCCGCAATGTTATAAAATGCATCCTCGTCGTCTCCGAACCCCTGTGCTTGTACTACAAAAACTGTCTGCATGTTCGCTCCTACTGTGTAAAAACTTATTATAGCACACTTCTGTCCAAAATGCAAGTGTGCTATAAAAAGCCCTTACGGGCCTTAGGGTTATGCGTTCTGCATGTACGTATTAATAAACAGCTCCCCCACGTCGCAGCTTACGTAGTTGTCTCCCTGCATGCCCTGCTCGCTGTAGCTGACATCGCTGCTATCAAAGCCCATGCTAGTTAACAACTCTTTGAGCTCTGTCATAAACTGTGCATCTGTGTAGATGAGACCGTGTTTAGCTGTGTCCCACGTTGCTGCTGTAAAACGCACCCGCAGCTCGCCGAAGTCCAGCTCATCGTTTATATACGCTAATTGCAGCCCTGTGACCTCTACTGCCTTAGCAGTGCGGCTCCAGTAGCCCTTGCCGTTTGTGTTTAGTGTTGCTGAGATCTTGTACATGCTTCGCTCCTTGTTAAAAACGTATTATAGCACACACTCGCCAAAATGTCAAGTGTGCTGCACAATGACCCTTAGGCTGTGTGGGTCTCTACAAATTGCATGAGCTCCTCGTAGGTGCTCTCGTACGCACACGCGATCTCGTCGTCGATCTCGTCTGTCTCTAAGTTGTCTCCCACGTACTTAACGGCCTCTACAAGTGTAAAGCCCGTGTCTCTGCAATAGTTTGCAAATACTACTAAATGATGTCTTGACATGTGTTTCCTTGTTAAAAACGTATTATAGCAGCTTAGACCCAAAGTGTCAACCAAACGGGAAAAGACCCTATGACCCTAAGGGTTCCTGGGTTTCTCTGCTCTCGTTGCTCTCTGCCCCACCCGTGCATGCTACATAGTGATCCACCTGAATGCTGCGTATACGAAGACAGCGCAGCACAGCCATACCCCCACACGCTGCGCGGGCCACAACCCTGCGTACCAACGTTTGAGTGGATCCCACGGGTCCATGGGGTTGGGATGTTTGTACACTGTGATCTCCCTGTGCTGCTGCATGCTGCTACGTTGATGGCCAGTCCTACTGGATTCGAACCAGTGACCTACAGCTTAGAAGGCTGTTGCTCTATCCAACTGAGCTAAGGACTGCTGCTGTTACACTGTGGTGGGCCCCCCGTGAGTCGAACACGGCACCAATGGATTATGAGTCCACTGCTCTAACCAACATGAGCTAGGGGCCCTAAACTTGTTACTTGATGTCCTCTTCTTGTGCTGCACGAACTCCCACAGCTACGAACCTGTGTAGATCCTCCATGCGTTCCTGGAACACCTCTGGCGCACCTTCAGCTGCACGGTTCATGTCATAGTCTGATGGATAGTGACGCAGCATGCTTCTAGCTGTGTCTCGGATCAATTTGGGTACTCGGGGAGTGTGCTGCGTATTACAGAGATCCAACAAGAACCTCCGGGTCTGCACAACTGCACGATATCTTTCATCTGGTAATGTCATAGGCGTCCTATTTGATAGCTGCATGGGATCTCTGCTCCTAGATAACTCTCGCTTCTTCTGCATGTGTATATTATACGATCATTCCTGCAGATTGTCAATGGTTTTTGGAAGAATCATTTGATACAGCAGCGGGGCCTATGTCAACATATTGGTGTGCCAAGGCGTTATTATAGTATGAACAGACAATTCAGACTCAGTGTGTTAGAATCATGGCAGCAGTGTCACTGTGTAGATATGGTAGCACGTAGACTCAGAGCCGATCCTCACACTGTGTATGACATCTTACACACATACTACAAG